CATTGCGCCCGATGAGGGGAGTTCCCATTTTGCTGCTCCTTAAATGAAAAAACCCGCCGGGCGGCGGGTGGTTTGGTGAAAGCTGGCCTGGCCCGGCGGGTCAATCCCACCAGGTGATTTCGACGACATCGGCGAACTGCCCGACCTCGGCGTCGAAACCAGAGAAGCGGTTGTCGTAGGGCACGCCGGCGGCGAGCAGCGCGGCGGCAATGGCGTCGCCGACGGCCTTGGCCGAGGTGCGCGTGGTGCCCCAGCCGACGATGCGGAAGCGGTAGGGCGTGGCGGCGAGGCTGTTGTTCAGGCACCACTCCGGTGTGGCGCTTTCGGTGCTGAAGACGACGGCCGGCAGCGCCTGGTCCTCTGGGATCGCGTCCGGGTAGATGCGCGTCGAGACCAGCGCGGTCAACGGCGCATAGCCGGATAAAACGGCGTAGAGGTCGGATTCGGCGCTCATGTCATGATCCCCGGTGGTTCAATGCTTCGATGGCCGGCACGGCTTCGCGCTCGAAGGCGGCCAGGGCTTGCGGCAGGGCTTCGGCGCCGGCCTCGAGGAAGTTCTTCCCCTTGATGCCTGGGTGGTTCACGCTTTTACGAAAGATGTTCCCGAACTTCAGAGACTTCCTTGGCGTTTTTGCCGTGATGACGTGGGGGGCAGTGCCGAAGGCTACCCATTTCCAGTAATACGGGTCTTTGGGGTTTTTTGTCCCGCGCTCGGCTTTCGGCAATGGCTTGATGTTGATGAAAACGCCAACATCGCCGCGCTTTCGCGCCTCTTTCGATACGCGAACCGTCAGGCGTTTCTTAAGAAGCCCCTTCGTTCGATATGGATGCGGCGTGGCCAGCACAGGGATGGCCGACCGCGTTGCGCGCTGCACCACCCGAGCGCCGGCCCGCAGCGCCTTGACCAGCACCTTGCGGCGCAGCTTGGCCGGCAGTTCGGCGAGGCGCCGGCGCAGTTCGCTGACGTCTACTTTTACTGTGACGCCGTCCTTGAATCCAGACGGCTGTGAGACGCTGGATAACCCAGGAAACAGGTTGGTGAATTCCGAACGATCAACGGCCATTGCGCACCCCGTTGCTGGCCATGATCTCGAGCGAATCGGCCCATGCGCCGGTGCCCGGGATCAGGGCGGTGATGTCGTGCGGCGTGCCCTTCCACAGCACGCGCATGTCGTTGGTGAAGCCGCTGCGGGCGCGGATGCGGAAGCGCACGTCGACCACCTGCTGCGTCTGGTTGGCGGCGTAGAACTCGCGCCCGCGCAGCGGGACGACTTCGGCCCACACGGTTGCGACATCGGACCAGGTGACCACTTCCTCGCCGATGGCGTTCTTCGTCACACCCTTCTGCTGGAAGGTGATGCGATCCGAGAGCTTGCCGGCGCCGATCACAGCCAGTTCACCTTGTAGCGGTCGAGCAGGCCGTCGACGTAGGTACGCGGCAGCGCGGACAGGTTGGCTGAGTCGACCGCTTCGGCATGGCGTACCCAGGTGGCGACGGCGATCAGCATCCATTGCTTGAGCGCGATGAGGTCACCGTCGGAGACGGCATGGCCACAGGTGAAGCGGACGCGGACGGCGGACGGCAGTGCGGCGGTTCCCGGCCAGGCGTAGCCAGTGGCCGGGACGATGCGGGCCGGAAGGTGGTCGGCGTCGACCACATAGGCGGCGCCGGCCAGTGTCTGCTCGGCGCCTGCGGTGTCTAGGTACTTGATGCTGGACACGGCGGTCAGCGGCCCAATTGTAACCTCGATTTCGGCCGGGAAGGCATCGAGGACGAGTTCCCAGGTCTGCGGCGAAAAGGCGCGGCCGGTCTTCTGTTCGGCCAGATGGCGCGCGGCGCTGATGAAAGCGGTGATGCGCGTATCGTCATCGGTGCCGTCAACGCGGCAGTGCAGCTTGGCCTCGGCCAGCGTCACCGGCTCGGCGGTCGGGGCAGTGATGAGCTTGAGCATGGTCAGGACTTTTTGCGGCGCGTGGTTTTCGGCGCGTTGCCGGCGTCGACCGCGTCAGGCGCGGCAATGCCGATGGCGTCCGGGACGGCGCCCTGCGCCAGGCAGTGGGCGACGGCATCCGGGTGGTCGTCGGCATTGCCGCCGGCGACGAGTTGCGCGGCCAGTTCCGGAGAGACATCGAGCAGCGCGTCGGGTGCATGGCGTTGGCCGTCGAGTGTGACATCGGCGAGGATGCGAATTCTGGTCATGCGGGTTCCCCAAATGAAAAACGCCCGGACGAATCCGGGCGTTTCTGGTGGCGGCCTTCGATCAGGTCGCGGAGTTGGCGTAGTACTTCCACGGCGATCCGCCGTCGGTCTTCGTGCCGCCGGCACGCATCCATGCCAGGAAGCCGATCTGGCCGAGCTTGGCGTAGGCGGAGTCGTCGAAGCGGAAGAGCGTCAGGCCCATGACATCGCGGATGGTGTAGCGCGAGAAGTCGCCGAAGAGGATCGACTTCGCGTTTGCGGCCATCGTGGCAACGTCCTGATTGATGGTGACGCCGTAGCCGAGCAGGGTGTCCGGCATCTTGCCGCCGAGGCCGTCCCAGCCCGGAATGAAGACCGGGCGGTTCTGGGAGTCCTTCAGCTTGCGCACGACCTTGAGCGACGCATCGTTCATCATCCAGCGGCATCCGTCGTTGCGGTAGGCCGGATCGACGGAGTGCACCAGGTCGACCAGGTCGTCGAAGATGACCGAGGTGGTCTGGCCAGTGGTGCCGACCTTGCCGGAAGCAGATGCGGTGACGACGCCGTTCGGCTGGCTGGAGCCGGTGCCGGTGGTGAAGTAGCTGTTCAGCGTGCGGCCCAGGCGCTCGCCGAGACGCTTGGCGACGAACGCCTCGACATCGACGGCGGCATCCTGCAACAGCTCGAACGGGACGGCGACGATCTTAGACGAGAACTTGTAGGTCGACAGCGTGACGACGCCGAATGACGGGTCGGCAACGGTGGCCGTGGTGTTCTCGCCGATCAGCTCGCCGGTTTCGGAGGTGCCGTCGGAGGTCGGGTAGTTGATCGGATGGCCGGATTCGGTCTGGATCACGGTAGCGACCTCGCGGACGCCGCCGTAGGCCTTGAGCACGTCGAGCACGGCGCCGTAGACCTCGGTCGGGACGGTGTAGCCGCCTTCGCCGGCCGCCGTGGTGCTCATGGTGGCGCGGATGTCGGCCCAATCCTGCGCCGTCATCGCCTTGTCGCCGCCCTTGACCCACTTGGCGAAGAGGTCGCCGCCGGCGGCGCGGACGCGCTTGGCCTTGGCGTCCGAAACCGCATCGTCGACCTTGCTGTCGGCCAGGGTGTCGAGGAACTTCTGCTCGCGGCCGATGGCGGCATCGATGTCGGACAGTTCGTTGATGAGCTGGTCGTACTTCTCGCCAGCGGCCTGGTCCCACGGCTTGTCCTTGTGGGCAGCGTGGAGTTCACGGGCGGAAGCGGCGATGGTGTCGCGGCGACCGCGGAGTTCTTGCAGTTTTTGCATCTGGATTTCTCCTAAAAAGAAAAAGCCGCCCGGAGGCGGCCTGGATAGCGGGCGGTCGCCCTTACAGCATCAACGCCGCAGCCCGGTCACGGTGCGCGCGGCGATCAGCATCTTCGGCCGCCGGCTGGTGAGCCTGCGGCGCATTTTCGTAAATCGAGAGGTCCCAGGCGGTGGCCTTGGGCGCATTGTCGAAAACCGCATCGGCGAGGCCGGCGGCAACGGCTTCTTCGGCGGAATACCAGGTTTCCGCCGCCATCGCGGCGCGCACATGGTCTGGATCGAGCTCGCTGCGGGCGACGTAGGTCGTGACCAGCGATTCGTCGATCTTGCCGAGCAGGTCGGACATGGATTTGAGGTCGTCGGCATTGCCGGCGGCGAACGTCCATGCCTTGTGGATCATCAGGAAGGCGCCGGCTGCCATCTCGACGCGCTTGGCGGCCATGATGAGGAAGCTGGCGGCGCTGGCGGCATAGCCGTCGACATGGACGACGATCTCGGCCTTGTGTTCGCGGATCGCCTGCTCCATGGCGCGGGCGGCGAAGACGGAGCCGCCCGGCGAGTTCACGCGCAAGTGGATGACCGGAGCATCGATTGAATTGAGCGCGGCGATGAAGGTGGTCGGATCGATGCCGCCGAACCAGGCGGCATCCTCCGGCGTGTCGACGATGGCGTCGTAGAGGTAGAGCGTGGCGGCCTCGGCGCCCTGCTCCGCGCGAAAGCTGCCGCGCCCTTTGTTGCTGGCGAGCAGCTTGTGGAATTTGTGCATGGTTTTTTCCTTTACGAGAAAAAGAGGAGCAGTTCTTCGTCTTCGCGCTTGCGGCGCGGGTTGATGATCTTGCGCGGCTGGAATACCCAGCCGCCTGGCGCCCATTCGTCGGGCGGCGCGGTGCCTTCTTCCCAGGCGCCGAGCTTCCATGCGCCGAGCTTCCAGGTGCCTGGTAGCCAGGCCAGCAGGTCCATCAGGCAGGGCCCCACTCATTGCCGACGACGCCGGCGCCGGTAAGCGTGGCGCCGTTGACCTTGGCAACATCTACCGGAATGGTGGTATCTTCGAGGGCGGCCACAACGGCGGCGGCCAGGGCGTTGAGGTCGACGCCGCCGCTCGAGGCAGTATTCAGCTTGGCGCCCATCGTTCCCGACTCGTTGTTGGCGGCGGCCAGAGCGCTCCAGACGGCGGTGGCGAGGTTTTCCGGGGTCAGCGCCGTGACGTCTTCCGTGCTGCCGGTCATGTAGCCCAGGCCCATGATTTCGCTATGGCCGTCGATGGTCAGCGTGGCCGTGCCGGTGAGCGACGCTTCAGCGCCGAGCGCGGCGGCGCCGGTGATGGTTACGGTAGCCTGGCCGGTGCCGAGGATAGTGGCGACGATGGCGGCCGTGCCGTCAATGGCGATGGTGGCGGTGCCGGTGGCGCTGACGATGAGGCCTGCGGCGACGGTGCCGGTGATCGTGATGCTGCCGCTGGCGGTGGCCGGCTTGCCGAGTTCGCCGCTGGCGCTGGCGGCGATCTCGACGCGCGAGCGCATGAAGGACTTGATCGCGCCGGCGGTGTTGGCCATCACCCAGGAATACGGGTGCTTCGACGCCGACGGCAGCGAGGCCAGCCGGCTGTTGATGCCC